ATTGAACTTAAGTCTACAGTTCTCTACATCTCTACGTAAAGATCTAGAGCCTGCAAAGCTTTTATCTTTATGCTTGAATGTATCAGTGCCTGGAAATGCTTTCCACCATCTTTCAAAATCCTCACTAGCAGGTTTCTTCTTAATGATTTTATCTTTAGGAGCTTCTTCTTTAAGAAACTTAAGAACATTCTTGCCTGTTAGTGTGATTTTATTCTCTCCTGATATCAGTCCTTTACGATAAATACCTTGAGCAAGGATCTCCAGTTTAGGATCTCCATTACATGCATCTTTTAAATCATGGCCTTCCTCCACTAGTTTGAGGAGAAAGACCATGTCTAAACTAAAACCATTCTTGAGTAACTCTTTAAAATGATAGAGCGTCAATTTTANGTTCATAATTTCTAATTATTNTTTTATCTATTTTAGCAATTAAACTTTCAGGAATACAAACATTAATTCTAGCATTCTCTTGTAGAATTTCTAGCTCACTTAATTCTATTTTATCGCTCATAAAAACCTCAATTTGAGCGATACCAGGGTCATTTAGTGAGCGATAAAATAGCTCTTTCTCCTCTTGCAAATATACTAAATCTTTAAGATTTTCCATCTCATAATCTTCGATATGTATCATTCTTTTTCTTCTTTTGGTAGTGATGTTACTGGTTTTTCGTATTCTCTAAACTGCTTGTCTAATGTGAATCCTGAGTTATCCCAAAACTTATCACAATAGTATTTACCCTCTTGACGAGGTGATTCAACAAACATTGCTTGCCTCCATGGATTAAATGGTGCTGTATGTCTGTAACAGTCATACTTCATTGGACATTTCATGTCATTGCACATTGTTATATCAGCCATTGTCTTGTTGTTTATAAGTTTCGTTGTAATATTCTTCTGACTCATCACTTAAAATTTCAGGATAATTTCCTTGATATGCTTTCTTTATCTGCTCTTTCTCTATTTCTTTAGTTTTATTGTACACCATCTCTAGATAATCAAACAAGTTATCAGGCATGAATGAACTACTTTCTTTTATTTCTTGAAATAGAATGTCTACTGCTGTTTGTTTCTTTTCCATATTAACAAGCAGCCATGCCAAAGAATATATAAAGTCCTCCAGATTCTTTTGATGATTCCTTATATTTAATACAAGCTACATTAGCATCTTGATTAACAAGAACTTTCTCCATACGTACAAACGTGGTGTTCTGTGATTTCTCTGTATACTCACGAGCATATTTGACAGCATCAGTCTTGGTCTTAAAAGACTTTAATTGTCTATCATCATATCCTGTATACACATTGTATTTAAGCTCCCATTTACTAGTACCTTTAATAACTTTATGATCTACAATAGATTTAATCTTGTTAGTATTATGAACAGGTGTTATTTCCTCAATAACATAACAATCACGCTTACCTGCATTCTCTAACATTTCATCAATAAACTGACGTCTGTTTTTCTTACTTTTACGAAAGTCAGCAGTGACATCTTTAAAACTAGATGTTGTACTAATTGTACCATTATAAGGATCTCTACCCTCCTCTGATTCTGCATGTTGTACAGCATGTGTGTACGCTTCATTAGCGCTCATTCCTCTTTGTCTTGTAATAAAAGCTTGTGCTCCCATATTTTTTGTGATTTAAAATGTGTGAAAATTATAATATGTAAACAAAATTGTTTACAATGCAAAAAGCCCCAGATTTCTCTGAGGCTTTGCAATAAACTTTGTAATTGTAATTAGTTCAATGTATCAAGTGTCTCATTAAATGTACACACTTCAATAATTGTTCCATCTACAAATTCACAAGTACCTGCGTTGTCTCCAGCTTGTACAGCTGAATTCTGAGATAATTGTTTGATTGAAGATTGCTCTAACCATGTTCTTGTGTAAGAACCATTAGCTTCATCAAATGTTGTTAATTTTACAAAATGACCCATAATATATTTATGTTTAAAAGTTTCGTAAATATACAAATACTATTTCTAAAATAGTAGTATTACTACCACTTTTAAGAATTTTATAAACATTTAATATGCGCCTATTATTTTCGAATTGCGCCTAGTTTTGTTACACAATTCGACAAATATTCGAATTAATGTGCATTATATTACACTTTTTGTCAAATTTTATACTCTTTTACGTATAAATATTGCAAATAGTGCAATATTATACCCTTTTGCGTATAATTTAACTAACATTTAGTGTCAATCATAATACCCTCTAAAGAACTTCTTCATCTTTTGTAAGAATGTAGGCTGTTGATCTTTAAGCAATTGTGCTTCAGATGGTATAGTTGTATGGGTAACATATACAGAACAATCAATTTCTTTGTCAGGTGGAATAGTTGTATGGATGTATGTTGTATCAACTTCTTCTGGATTATACTCACGCAATCCTAAATTAAGCTCNAACCAACCCATTGTTGACNGTGCTCTTGTCTTATTACACTTAAAAGTTTTCTTGATAAGTGGAAGAGCAGCCTTACGCCATATTTCTGTTTGTTCTGTTGTCAATGTATACACTCTCCAGAATTCTGGTGTGTCCATTGCGTCCTGATAAGTCTTACCTATCATTTCCATTTGCATAGAGACTAACTTCCTGTTGATCTCTTCTCTTTGTTTGTCTGTTCCTGCCATTAAAATAAATTTAGTTGGTTTGCGATTATTACTGGTCTTCTTTTACCATTGTAATTAATCTTGTTAATAATTCTTTCTGCTTTCTCTATGTAATAAGAATGATTAATATTATCTAGAGGATGATCCTTAGATAACTTATTACACACTGTCATTACCCACTCGCCTGCTTCCACTTGTGATATTGGTGCAGCGTTGGATAGACATTCTGGGTTCTTAATCTTTAAGAGCTTTTCTCCTGTATTAGAGATATAAAACCTAATAAGTTTATTATAGACAGTCGTCTTACCATTAAATTTTCCTTCGAAATGGAAATCTCTGTTAGCTTTCTGACGCATAGCAAAATCATAAATGTTGATATGATTAATGATGGTATCACAAACAGGAGTGTTATTAATAAAATATTGCTCAAGTGCGATAGGTATAATCCTACCAGACTTATTTTTATGCAACTCAAAATCAGTAAGAAAATCACCCTTTTTCTTGACTTCTCCATTTGTTTTAACTGCGAGGTAGTCGTTGACAGTTGAGAAGATAATTTTACTGTAGTCTGTTCGTTCAAGCTCATATTTTGTTAAGTTTTGCCACCACTCATTGATTTCATTCATCTTATCAAGATGTGTCTTTTCTATTCTAATAGTTACACCATCTGTATTAGCTGAGATGACGTGTATACCTGCTAGTTCATACGCTTCAATAAGCATAAGCAAGCTAAGCTCTCCAGTAATAGTAGTGAACATAGTAAGTTGTCTGTCATAGATCCAGTTCTGTACATCAGAAGATTTACCATATACAGAATTGACAGCAAGCTTAAGGGCACCAACAATGCCTGCAATGCGTTTGTCATTTTTAGCTTGTGGCTTAAGTTCAAGACGCCTCTCAAACATACGCTTATAGCCAGCAAGAAAGTCTTTATTAAGATGTTGAGGATACCTGCCATTATTGATAATAATAGCAGGATAATAACTAGACACATCCCAATCAATGATTTCAAACTGCTCATCAGCCTCAAATACCTCTGGCTTGTTCTCTGTGTGCAAGCCACCTTTAGCAAACGTATAAGTGTTGCCATAAAAATTTATGCTTTCTTTAAAGTCATCATTGATTGCTAATACAAGACTGTCTATGTATTTTTTGAATTCGATGAGCTGGTTAGTTTGAAACTTTACATATTTAGGACTACAATTTGATACAATAATTTTCTTTCTAAAGAATCCTGTGCGAGGTAAATTAGCATATGTAATTTTCTTCTCTTCACAATAATACTTCTTAATCATTTCATCACCAATCTTACTATCAGAATAATTAATACAGTTAATATCAAACTCTTCTTGTATGTCTAGTCTTAATTGTAATTGATCATTTCCTTTATACAAGGGATGTTCTGTATCACCTGTTGTAACCTTAAAGAACTCATAGGTTGCCATTACATCATTAATACAATAGTTCATTGTAACATCTATCTCTTCTTGAGTCATGTTACACTTTGTATGATGTATAGGCATCTCCTCAATGTTCTCAAGGTCCATCTCAAACTCTAGTCTCTTCAGGCTAACCATACGATTTTTATTATCGTAATGATTAACCTTGAATAAATCTATCTGTTTGAACGACAAATCCTCTTCACGATATTCTGGGAACTGTTCATAATTAGCATCTTCAATAACATCTTGAGCCTTCTGTGCAATCTTAGCACATATTTCTAGACCTGCGAGCTCATGCCAATCATCATGATTACGTATTACCCATTCTACCACTTGAGCATCAAAACGAAGATTATTATAACCCACCCAATAATAGTCTGGCTTATCTTGCATTAGTTTTACAAATGCATCAAAGTTATTCTGCCACTGACTAATTAGGAAATCATAATGTTCATCTTCTTTTGGATCGTAGACATGTATTAGGAATAGTTCCTGCATTGTCTCGATATCATAAATTAGAACGTTCATTTGTCTTCTATTATCTCTATTAAATCTTTCATAGATAATGCAAACAAACATGAATGTTTCTCTCCATTCCAATAATCAAGATAACTCTCTCTTGGAATAGCCCACCACAATTCTTCATGATGATTGTAGTGGAATACATAGTTATATATTTCTGTCATTTCTTTGTTTTTGTTTATCAATTACCCATATCGCTACTCTCATTATTCTAATAACAATGTTATAAACAAAGTCTTCTAACCATATAATAGTTTTGCTTCGTTGATATGTTTTCATCCTTGACTAGTTAAAGATATCCATCCTGTTAGAATATATTTAGTCTTAGTTTGACTAACTTGTCCACGATGTGTATGAGTCCAATCAGCAGGGAAGAATAATAACTTACCTTGTTCTGCTGGTTCTATATGTTTTTGAAACATAAACTCTGTACCACCATCTTCTACATCATTCAAATATATCATCCATACAAATAATCTGATCATTTTTAATGTTGACTCATAGTGCCAAGCTTTAAAACCTTGACCTGGAAGATATCTTTGAATATTATATGAATCAATATTAACTGTAGTATTTAAAAATATGGGAAACTTATCCATATATCTATACATTTCATCAATCATTTTATCAACAACATCATCTAGCTTATCTTCATATAGTCTTTTAACTGTACTATGATTTTCTTGAGCAATATTAAAATCTGAAGACTCTTTTACGTCATGATCTATTCCTCCACCAATATATCCTTCAAATGTATATTTATCATTTGCTTCGAATATATTAATAATCTCCTCACATTCTTGTTTAGTGAGGAGATCTTTTCTGTGTATGAAATCTACTAGTTCCATTGTTCTAATGCTGTCCTGGTATTGTTAGTCTTGATTTCTTTAAGATTATATTTACGTAGATATTCTTGTTTCTTACGTGTATATTCTTCAGACAAATGTCTATCAATCGTTACTCCCCATTGGTTAATAGTAATATTCAATTCATTTTTCATAATAGTTTTATTTAGTATTGCTACACTTAAAATAGTGAATGCAAAAGTTAAAACATAAAATACTGGATGTAGTTTAGTCCTCGTAATCTCCATAATAATCCATTGGATCTATTGCGTCATATATATCATCATATGTTACCCAATCAGGTACCTCCATATTATTGACATATTCACCACAATATGTTATTAATTTAGCATCTTCAATAACTATATCATCATCGCCTGGCTGTTCTAATGTAGCAGGTGATGAATGATGCGCCCAT